GAGCGCTTCACTCTATGAATAGAATCCGTTCGAAGTCCCTAAACGATCAGGCTTGGAGTTCGTTTTCTGGATCTCTCCAGACAACTAGCTACGAGCCTAACCATAGCCCGACCTCTTGGTCGGGTTCTGCTGTTGTTTCTTATCCTTCCGGTTTCGGTAGGATAGGATACGAGGTCATGCACGATTGTGTCGGTCCGATTATTCGGGACAATGCTGTTGTGCATTATCGGTTGGAAAGAGAGTTTTCTCTCTGTCCTATGTACCACCCTGGTGGACACTGGAACACAGTTGGGTCCTGGACGATATATCCTGATACCAATTTTGGTAGAAGGAACATCTACAGTCACCTTGGGTCTGTTCCCACCTTCGACTTGGCACTTGCCAGCGTTGATGGGATCATTCCTAACTGGGTTTCACGTAACGATGCTCTCGAAGTACAACTATTGTACAAGCGGGCTCGTAAGCCGGTAGTAGAGGGTTTAGTCAATGTTATCGAAGCTAAGCAGATACCTTCTAGCCTAGTGTCACTCGGAAATGCTTTGCCTTTTAAAGCAAAAACATATGCCGGGTTTCAGCGGGCTTTGAAGAGGAATCGACTCAGTCGGCGTTTATCTTCAGCTTACATTGCATACCAATTTGGTATTGCTCCGTTGCTGCGAGATGTTACGTCTTCTGCGTCTTTTCTGTCTGATTTCGCTAAGAGCCTTGACCGTTTTGAACGGGGTGACAGTATGCATCAGAGTTCCATCTATATGGGCTCTTTTACTAACTATCACCAGGCTGCAGTGCCTGACCCTGACGTGTATTACCTAGACCAATTTATTGGTTCAGGTGTACCCGTTACGCGTTATACACTGACATATCGATATAAGAAATTCCTTCCGGATTTTCTAAGCAAACTGGACTTCCTCGCTAGGAAGTTCGGCCTGACCGACCCCGCTGAAATTATATGGGAATTAATTCCCTTTAGTTTCGTTGTGGATTGGTTTATCGATGTGAGCGGTATACTTATGGCAATCGACGATAAAATGAGACTTGATCCGATCGAAACTATTAGCTGCTGTAAAAGCAACTACTGGTCAGGTCAGATGAGTCACATGTTAGTCGTAGAAGGCAAAGGGACTAGCGTCCCCGCTGCCTCGGTTGCTAATGCGTGTACTACCAGTTATTCATACTATGCGCGCTCGGCCTTAGGTCGGTCTACCTACGTAGGACCGTCCGTACGTTTCGGAAAAAAGCAAGCGCTGATTAGTTTAGCACTTGCTCGTTCACGTCTTAGACGTTAACGCGAAACGGTTAGTTGTAGGAACATACTGTACTATCGCCATGAATGCAGATCTAACGTTCAACACGATCGTTTTCAAGAAGTCCTTCGATACGGAGGACGGCTCGGAACGACGCTCGACAACGCGGGGTATCAATACCCCTGACCTCTTGTCCATTAAAAGACAAGATGCCACTCAATCTAAGGCCAAGCTACCCATGAAAAGGTATCTTTGCCGGATTGATCGTCAGGACGTCGACGCAGTTGATGCAGTGACGTATATCACGTCAGCATACGCTGTAATCGAAGTCCCTGTTCGGTCGACTCAAGCGCAGGTGGACAATGTCCTCGCTACGTTTAAGGCGGCCGTTGCCGATGCATCCCTGCTTGCAGCTGTTCTGAATAGCGAAAGCTAAACAGTTCAGTTACATCAGGGTTCTGTTGGGTGGTTTCGCTTGTTGAAACCCGGAGGAGGATTCGGCTTAAAGTTAAGCCGCACCTCCCTTGGGGTCTCTTCTCGCGATTTCCACATTCACTGTTAGATGCAGAACTAGGCGATGGTATAGGCCATATAAACATGCATGCTATAGAGCAAACATATATAAGCCTGCTAGCAGATATAGGTTCTTCTGTCGGAGTTCCCTCCATAGGGCGCTCTGCTTATGAAGGCCTATCATGGTGCATTAATGATGCCCCGCAGCTAGAGAAGGAGGTGTTAGCCAATATTGAATCCGGTTCGGAGTTTTCTTCGAACTGGCCAACGTGGCTGATACCGCTACGCGATAGGTTTCTCCGGACGAATAGTCCGCAAGATCTTAAAGCGTTGCGTCAACTCCTGCTGTTCTGCTATAAGGCCGAACACAGACATACTAATGAAACGACTAAGATATTCGAAACCAACTGGGTTCGTACTCAAGCTGAAGTTAGCTTGGTTGACCCTGAGCATCACTGCTCAGCTTCAACCTCGCAGATTTTGGCAAGGGCTCGGACCCATTGTACCGCTACTCTAGGACTTTTGGATTGGAGTTCTATAATTCCATACCATGGTCCAGGAGCAGTGTTTGATCGTAATATGAATAAAGGCAAATGGAGTAAATGGTTTTCAGCCATTGACAAAGTTTACCCTTATTACAAGTACTTTTACCTTTCTAATCCAGAGCATTGGGCTTCGCAGCCCTTAGCCGAGGATAAGATTGATGATTGTATCATAGCACGATTAACTTCGGTCCCGAAGGATGCACGTGGTCCTCGCTTGATTTGCGTTCACCCCACTGAAGCCATTTGGATTCAGGAAGGTTTACGTGACAAGCTAGAACGGAGTATCCAACGGAAGAATATACCACCGTGGAACTGGCCTTGTAACCAGATCCACTTCGATGACCAGACACATAATGGGACGCTAGCTTTACAGGCTAGCATAGATCGCCGTTTTGCGACTCTAGACCTCAAGGAGGCCTCAGATCGTTTAAGCGACTGTCTCGTACGTTATCTGTTCGGGTCGAACTATAAGTGGTTCGAATCATGTAGGGCCGAATACGTTAGCATACCTTCACTTAATATGAAGGTACCTGTTAGCTGCTACGCTCCCATGGGGAACGCAACAACGTTTCCAGTACAGAGCCTAGTATTTTGGTCCGTCTGTGTAGCTACCATGGAGGTCTTCCATCAACTGGATCACCTCCTTGTGTTCGGAGATGATATCATAGTGCCTTCTTCCCTTGCACCTCGAGTAATCGAGGTGTTAGAGGAGTTGGGCTTAGTTGTCAACCGCTCGAAGAGCTTCTATAAAGGAGCCTTTCGTGAATCCTGTGGCGTAGAGGCCTTTAATGGCTTCAACGTTACACCGATTCGTTGGAAAACAACCTATGATCCGTCTTCGTATGCTGGACTACAAGCTATGTCTTCCATTGCTCAGAAATTGAGGATGGATGGCTACTTGCAGAGTTCGATCGAATTGTACTCCTTGATTTCCGCCGAACTTAGGAAAGTTGGAAAACAGTTACCTGTTACCAACAATCCCGAGCACGGCGGTATCTCGGAGTACACGGAGAATCTTACTTCCGTCTGGGCTAACGCCAAATGGCATAAACCCTATCAGAAGTTTGTTACTCCGGTATATAGACTTAGGGAGACTGAAAGCAGCTTCCCTCATGGTTGGAACCATGTATTGACGAGTCTA